GCGTCAGGGCGACCAGCATCTTCTTTAAATGTAACCCCACCTGATTTAATTGGTGGTGCGAATGAATTTATCATAACCCCTCTCTTGAATAGTTGGGCTGTTGTTAGCAGCCCGTTTGTTAATTGCTTAGTTAAGGTCAAAAGGGCAGGCTATCGTCTTCATCTAAATCTTCCGCTAACGGTGCAGGTTTAGGCTTAGCAGCCTTAGCCTCACTTGGTTTATAAGCCTGACGTTGTGCTGCATCATTTTCATCTTCAACAACATTACCGAAAGGGTTGGCGTTCCCGCCGTATTCAACCAAGTCAAAAATACAAATACTATTCAACTTAGCAAACGTACCAAACTTGTTTTCTACTACACCGTAAGCAGCTTTACCCTTACTACCATTACCTACCAACTTTTTCTTAGTAATATCTATAACATTGTTGCCACCAATGTCTTGGTATACTTTTGGTTGGTGCATTTCTTTGCCTTCCGCATTATGGGTATTCTGAGAGAGTTTAATGATATACTGTTCTTCTTGGTCAGGGAACGGCAATTCACACTTGTATTTAGCTACAAACTCATCGTTGTCCACCTCTTTCGCTTTCTGTTTAGCAAAGCGTTTGTTCCACTCTTTTGCTGTTTTCTTATCTACTACAGCAGATGTCTTCCATTCTGTGTCATCTGACTCATACTTTTTAGTAGGTGTCTGAATACAGGTGTAAAAGAATGTTACGTTGTTTAAAATCTCAGTAGCCATGTTTAAATTTCCTCGTTGTTTACGTTGTTGGCATTATGCCGTTGTAATAAGCAGCCTGTTGTTCAAGCTGCTTATGTTCATCTATCTTAACACATTTTAATGTTGTGTCAAACATTTATATTGATTATTTTATTAATCTTTTCCTCTGTGTTTCCACAATGTTTCTCTGCTGCTGCTTCCCATAATAGGTAACGTAGGTTATTTGTTTCCCCACAGCTCTTTAGCCCTCTGTAAAGCTAGGATTAAGTTGTCAATTTCAACCATATCAAGAAAGCCTACTGAATCCCCTTTACAGTTTTTGAAAACTACAGACTTGCAATCTCTGTTTGGGTATTTTTTGATGCAGCTTAAAGCATTAGCATCAGAACTCTTGTAAAACAATATTTCGTCTACAGTGAATTCTGATACATTACGAATATCTAAAGTTGCCATGTTTGTTTCCTCTGTTTGTGTGTTTGGTATTATGACTGAATATGTTGGTTGTGTCAACTGTTTAATGAACATCTTTCCAGCTACCATTCTTACTCATCTTACCCTCACCATCTAGCTCAATTGGTAACTTTAAGAACTCACCTGCTTCAATGATGCACTTAACACTCATTGTACGAATATCTTCTTCAACTCCATCTTCACTTTCCCATGAATACTCATCGTGGACTAGGCTAAGTCTTTTAACCACCTTACCTTTATATAAATAATAAGGTCTACCAATGTCATCAATGTACATCCTGCCTAACTTAGCATCCATTAAACAAGCTGCTAAGGATTGACAAATAGCCCCAAGAGATTGCCCTAGACAATTAATCAATACATTCTTACCTCGTATTGATAGTATTCTACCGTCCCAAGCAGGTAGGTACTTTTTCTTACCAGCAGTATCATAATACTTCTCTGCTGCATCTTTAAGCTTGCCTAGCCCGTAGTTAGCTGTCCAATAGTTATCATAAGCTACTTGTGCTGCTTGTTTAGATAGCCCTAAACTGCTTGCTAACTTAGCTACGCCACCACCGTAGGCAAGCAAATATGCACCCGTCTTTGCTTTATTACGATAAGGCTTAAACTCAGGTAAATCTTTCAAGCCAACAGTGTTAATGTCAAACTTACTAGCTATCTCAGGGAAGAAAGCAAAGGCGTTAAAACTATGGCTATCCCCTCGTAATATTAGTTCAGCAAATGCACCATCATCGTGCTTCATTGTATAAGCTGCAAGTGTTCTATTCTCCAGTGCAGCACTATCTGTACCGATATACCAATTACCTTCATCAACACAGAATAAATCCCTCATCTCAGCACCAAGCAACACTTTATGGTCAGCTTTAGGGCAATTCACCACTGTACGGTGACGTACTCTAAATGTAGGAGTGTAGCCACTAATCTCAGCACTAAGTCTACCATCAAAATCAATACGCCAATTGTTAAGCCAACCCTCAACAACAGAGCGTCTATTACGATATGATAAATACTTAACAACCTTAGCAGGTATCTCAGCTTCCATTCTTAGTAGATTAGGGCAAATATTACCCATCACCATAATCTTAGGTGTTGTCTTAACCACTTTGCCGTTCACTCTTAGTGGCTTACCATCTTCACCTTTCTTTAGATTCCAATGTTCCTCGCTTGGCCTCCAACCATTCTCCATGAACCACTGTTTAAGTTCTGCATTATCATCAATCTCCATCGGTATTTTAACATCTAGCACCTCGTTGGCTTTAATATCTGCTACAAGACCATAAGCATGAATCTTACCGTCAATCACCTCAGCACTGTGCTTAGATAGCCAATTAGTAAATGTAGTAGAGTAGTCACCATTAGCTTTGAATGGTTTAGCAGGGATTTTATAGAGAGATTTCTCACTTTCTTTTAGTCCCCTGTTTGGTAATACACAATCAACTTCCTTCTTGATTCTGTCCATCTCAACAGTTACGTTCTCTACTAACTTCTTTGCTTTCTCTACATTAAACTTAACACCTGTGTATGCTTGTGCTTGGTATAGGAAATAGTCCTTTTGTATCTGCTTAAATGAAGGGTGTATCCAATTCTCCTTGCCATACATATCTTGTGCTAATTTCCACAACTTGTTGAATACAGTAATACCTGCATCAACGTCAGCATCACAGTATGTGTCCATATACTCATTATAGAAACTAAACTCAAAACCTTTAGGTGAGTCTTTAGGCATAGCACCAGTTTCAATCAGGTGCTTTCTGTAATCAATCTTTTCGTTATCGTTGCCACTTGATAAGTAAGCTAACGAATGTGATATAGAATCAGGTTGTAGATATTGAGAAAGAACTAAGGTATCAATAAACTGAACGTACTTACTACCAAGCCAATCCTTACCCTTCTTACCTACTCTCGGTTGAATATTAAAGAACTTCCACAGCATCCATGTATCAAAACCCAATCCATTATGCTGTACAACTAAAGCACCGTCTTCAAATGAATTTATCCAGTCAAGAATTTTAGTTGTACAATCCTCTCTAAACGGATAAACACTCATTGAGCGAGTGTTATCAAGAGTTTTAAACTTGATATACCAAATCTTTTTTGATTGTAAGTAGAATCCATCGGACTCTAGGTCAAAGTACCAGCCGTTCATTTTCTCTCTCTCAAATAAATAAAGGTGAAGCATAACACCTCACCTTTATAATTACAACCTACCAAATGGTATCACTTCATGCTCATTAAACTTATCATTCCAATTACATCTTCCATTATAAACAGCGTAGTAGTCACAATCTAAATATTCATCCTCTGTATCATTTATCCAGCCTACACCCCACTTCACTTTAGTATCAAGCTCATGGTCAAACCAACGAGCATTAACGTAGTGGATTGGTAATGTGTCTAGGTTGTCTGTTCGTAACAGTGATGCCACTAAACTGCGTGTCCACCCATTGTGCCTGTAAAACCTGTAGCAAAGTGATGCTTCTGTTATTTTCATTAGTGTGTCTCCTAGTCGGTAATTTCCACTGTATAGTTTAGCAAGGCTTGATAGGCTCTTGGGTCAAGCTGGTTTTTATACTTTTCTGCTTCCTGTTTGATGTAAGCTTCTTTGAATGTTTTATAAGCTTGGAAGGCTTCTTGTTGTGTGCTGAAACGGCCTAAGTGCCTTTGTTTGTTGGCCTCTCTACACGTTGCTCTAAATTTACCTAAACATGGAGTACGGTGAACGCCTATTGGCGAACTACCCCTTGCTGCGTTGCACCTAGTAAGAAGCAAATTAAGCCTAAGAGGTAAAAATACACAAGTATCCTCACTATAAATCTTATTACCTTTTACCAATAAGTCTTTATCAAGATGCCAACTTTTTCCGTTCTCGTCAGTGTTTCCAAACCCAATCTGCTCGTTACACCACTCATAAAAGAAAGAATAATGCTTGAAGTTTTCAGAACAAGTAGTTCCTGTGTAAGTTGGGTATTTGCGCCACCATTTTTCAATACAACGCTCAAGCATACCTCCCCATACTTTATACTCTTTTACAGTTTTACCATCTATTCTTGTCGGGTACTCCACCCCTTTAGTTCCAATACCGTAAACCAATTTATTGGTATTTCTCATAACATCCTCTCAATATTAAAATGTTGGCTTCTTGACTCGTGTAAAGTAATACTCTTTGTCATACATCGTATGTGTCTCGATATCATAGAAGTATTCCCCTGCAATACCTGTCTTACCTGTCCAACGAATCTTAGATGCAGACATGAATGTTGTGTTACGTTCTACCTCATCCTCAGCTTCTTTATCTCGTGAGAATAGCAAGTTACAAGCCCCTGATTTAAAGATACTACTACTACCATGAATATCTTCTTCGTGCATCTTTGCACCTGTACTATTAGCTTTCTGCCCAACAGTGTTCTTACGGACGTGGTTAACTAAAGCAAACGTAACACCATGAGACTTTAATAACCCTTTCAACCAACGCATAAACACAGCTTGTTCTGATTCATTCAGACCATCAAGAATATCTTGAATAGGGTCTAGTACAATCACCTTGCAGCCACAAGAGATGATAAGCTCAAGGATTAGTTCTTTAAGGCTATCAATACCGCCGTCACGGTCTACAATCAAATAGAAACGTGGGCTACCATCTTCACGATACCATAAGTCTTTGCTTTTCTCAGCTACATCTTGTGAACGTAAGAATGTCAACTTCTCTTCTTTATCTTCAATCAAGGCAATCTTTTGGCTAATGTGGCGAGATAAAATCTTCTCACCATACTGCCCTTCATCACTTTCAAGTGTTACAACACCAACCATGTGTGGGCTGTTAAACAACCAGTAGTACAGGCACTCGTCGATGATCGTGCTCTTCCCCGTCCCGCTTGCCGAAGCTAGGTTAACAATAACACCTAACGGGATGCCTCCTGCCATCATATCCTGTAACTTGTGCATGAACGGTGGTAACGGAATCTTAGGGACTTCTGCTTGCTCAATGATTTTACTCATTAAGTCACCACTAGAGATAATGCCATCAGGTGTTTTCTTTACAGCATTAAAAAAGTCCGTAACAAACTCACGTTCCTTACCATTCACCAGATACTCGTTGACATCTTTGTATCGTGTATTCAGCACCCAAACTTTACCCTTAGGTAACATGGGGATAATTTTCTCAACAGCTTCCTTACCTGCTTTGTCATTATCAAAACAAACAATAACACGCTCAAACTTATCTAGGAACTTATAATTATGTTGTAGCTGTTTACCGCACCCACCCTCACCAACAGTGGGTGTAACACAGGCAATAGGGTCATACGCAGCAGTCTTATCCTTGCTTAGTTGATAATCCCGTAACATCTGAAAAGCTGATAGAAAATCAACTTCCCCTGCACAAATTACAACATACTTCCCACCATTGAAAACGAAAGCTACCAATCAAATCACACTTGCCCAACCTCTCCTACAGGATGACTAAAGTCCTTTGGAAACACTCTCGTCTTATAACCAACATGACCACCATCAATAGTTGTAGGTACGAACTGCTTAATTGGTGCGCCTGTCTCTTGAGAACATTCATAGACAACACCAAAAAACTTATTAGTTTCAGGACGGATGCCGCGCCATGTTAGCTTGTGTGTTGTACCTTGTTTGATACGTTCTTTGCTTTCGTTGCTCATTTCTTTAATGTCGTCTAACACTTCTTCTTCCTCACTGGGGGTATAATTTTCATCACCGTGTACATGATAACCACAACTAAAACAATGCTTACCGCCATCACTGTAGTTTGCTAAATTATCTTTTGATTTGTCGCCACCTTTCTCAACACATTTAGGACATTGTGACTTGAAATTGAATAATGCCATGTACTATTTCTCTCTTGTTGTTTAATAAAATTTTTAATTAAAAGGAAAGGACAGCTATTCACTGTCCTCGCTACAACCCCATACACTAATCAGCTAACCGCCACTTGATAATATCGCAGAATGCTTCGCATAAACCCCATGAAAAGTGTTTGGCAAGCGCACACTCTTTATCACCATCTTTCGTTTTAATTTCCACTTTAACATCACCATCGACAGGGCGCACACCTGTATTCTTTGTCCACTTACTTTTAGGTTTCTCTGCATCTTTAAGCTTCACCTTATAGTGTGTAATATTAACACCACCTTTATCAATATACCAAGCACCGTCATGCGGATTGGTAATAACAAACTTATCACCATCGCTCCACTTGAGCTTAATCTTCTGCTTGCGTTTCAGCCCCTCTGGACACTTGCCTGTTGTGTTTTTAATCCACTCGCTCCATTTAGGTTGTTTTGCTTCTACAGATTCAATAATATCCCCCTCGATTATCCACAAACCTTTCCCTTCCTTTTTAGCTAGTCCTCCACAATCATGTGAACAACCGTTATCAGAATCACATTCTGTGGCGTATTCATCGTAGTCGTAGTTATACCCAATGATAGTTGTATAACCAATATACCCTGAACGGTCTACTCGTACACGTTGACCAATCTCAAATTTAGAGTATTCTGGTAGTAATGCCATTGTACCTTTGCGTTTTACTGCTTCAACATTCACTGTTTCCACTTTCTTTTCTTCCTCAACAACATCTGCAAACACCCAATCACCGTGACAAATATGGGCGCATTGTTCCTTTAAACACAATCTTGTACCACCGTTATCATCTTTAAGGTTAAAAGAGTCCCCATCTTCATTAAACACATCATACACCTTGTGTGGTGTCACTGAACCATTAGTTGCTTGGCCTGTAAACCATGCTACACGTTTAGTCATTTTGTCTCTCCAAGAAAACATTTATATTGATTTTGAACAGCAGACAATACATCTGCTTTATTTATTGGGTAATCGCTAACTATTCCAGTACAGTCTCCTACAGTAGGAATAACACAACTGCTTGTAAGAACATAATCACTTGCAATAATACGATTAGTACGAATCGGAATACCGATAAAACTCACCTTCTCCTCCAACTTTGCTACCCACATTCCACACAATATCTTCATTTCCGTCATTTTGATGTGTCGTACTATCAAGT